ATGAGGGCATTGAGTAATAAATATGGAGATACTGCTGCATGGATTGCGGGACACATTAACGAAGGTTTTGATAGAATAACTCCCCTGGCACTAGGAGGAGATGACAAGATACAGGCAGATATAGATGCATTTAATAATGCTATATCATTAAAACATTTGGAAGAAGGCGTAGGGCATGATTTTCATGAAGGTATGACAGAAAAAGAACTTAGAAAGCCTCTGGAATTTTTAAAAGTTCCACCTAAATGGGAAGGATATTAACAGTAATGGCACCTAGAAATAAAATATTCGATCTTACAATGGGAGCTATAGATAAATTACATCAAAGAGCTCAGCTTAAAGGTATCCAAATAGGATCTGCTAAAGAGAAGGAACGTAAGGAAGAGCAGTTATCGAATAGATGGAATTTTGAACGCTACGTATCTAATGTTCTAGGTGATCATATACCTGAAACAGAAACAAGACATGTAATGAATGAAGAGCCTATAATAAAGCCAGGTCATCAACCTGAATATACGTATACTAGGAAGAGAGTACCTGTAGATAAAAAGGAATATCAAGAAAGAGCTCTACAGCGATTAAGAGATTATTATGGAGTCACTAGATTAGATAAAACACCTGAAGGAACACCAGTTTTTTATGTGGACGATGTTAAGAAATTTAGAGATGCTCGTGCATTTCATGGTAGCATTGCAGGAGATCCTGGATCGAATGTAAAGGAACAAGATTATATTGTAATGCCATCTTCCAGTTTTGGTATTTCTCCAGAACGAAGTATATCAGAACAGCGTTTATATCAACATGAAAGAGCACATGCTACCGAAGAACATAGAGGACAGAATAAAGATATTCGCTGGGAACATAGACCAGAGGAACTAGAAGCTGATAAAGTTGCTTTAGATGTTTTGAAAAGGAATTTAGAAAGAGCAGGCATTGAATATACTCCAGCAATGGGGGCTGAATATCTTTTGAGATTGGATCAGCCAGTCAGAGGTGAGGTAGTGCCAAATCCTTCAAAGGTTCCATTTGTTGATAGGTTTGATTATCTTCCAGTGTCGGCTCCAGCTAAAAAACAGGTGGTAATAGATGCATTGGGCAGGCCATCAATACAATCTTTTACTGATCCAGAAGAATATTTTAGAGTAAGGAAGGCTGAAGCTTTAAAAAGATTTGGAACCAATCCAGCTATGTATAGAAATATATATGGAGGAGGGAATAAATTAGAGGACCTTGAGCGTTATATTACTAGGAGTAAGTTAGCAACAGGAGTTTCTCAAGAAGATATTCTTATGGATACCTTCCAGAATGAGAAAAGTATATTTTAATTAGGTGGATATTAACAGTAAATGTGTTTTTATTTGTATATATAAGTCATAAGTTGCATATTCAAGCGTGAAAAACGGTAAAATTGTAAGTAAACACGATATTATCCGTGAAATAAAGGGAGTTAATGAACGTATTGACTACTTATTTACTGGATTACAGGTATTAAGTGGCAGTTTAAGGGATTATATTAATCTGAACAAGGATGAAAAGAAGTTTACTAAGTTCTTAAAGAAGAAATATGGCGAAGATCAACACCCAGAATATAAGTAAAGCTGAAGAACAGCTCAGGTTAGCATATGAAGACTTGATTGCCTTTGGCAAGTTATTTCTTCCAGATGATTTTCTAAGAAGTGAAACTCCATTCTTTCATTATGAGGTAGCAGATGCAGTTGATGATCCAAGCGTTAGACAGTTGGCAGTTATTTTACCAAGAGGGCATGGGAAAACTGTTCTTACTAAGTGCAGTATTCTTCATGATTTTCTCTTTACTAAAGAGCCATTATTTTATGGTTGGGTGGCGGCAAGTTCAAAGATTTCTGTCCCTAATCTTGATTATGTTAAGTATCATATTGAATATAACGATAAGGTAAGATATTACTTTGGAGATCTAAAAGGTAGGAAGTGGACTGAAGATGATATTGAACTCACAAATGGGTGCAAGCTTATCTCTAAGTCGAATCTTTCTGGGATTAGGGGTGGGGCCAAATTACATAAAAGATATGATCTCATTGTATTAGATGATTTTGAGGATGAAAATAATACTATCACGCCTGAGAGTCGTTCTAAAATATCTAACCTTGTTACAGCAGTTGTATTTCCAGCCCTTGAGCCTAAAACAGGAAGATTAAGGATAAATGGAACTCCAGTGCATTATGATGCATTTATACAGAAGATTCTTGTTGGATTTCAGCAGGCAGAAATGAGGGGAGATCCATTCAGTTGGAAGGTTATAACATACAAAGCATTACAGGATGATGGGACACCTCTATGGCCAGATTGGTTCGGAATGAAAGAAATGGAGAGAAAGAAGAAATTTTATCAGGACTCAGGTACTCCACAGAAGTTCTATCAGGAATACATGATGGAAGTGCAGAGTGCAGAAGATGCTATATTTACCAGAGATCATATAAAATACTGGGATGGATCATTCCGTTTGGATGAAGAAACTGGACTTTCTTTCATAGATGCCAATAATCAGGGATTTCAGCCATGCAATGTATTTGTAGGTGTAGATCCCGCTACAGATTCAGCCAGAAGGGATTCTGACTTTTCAGTTATGATTGCTGTAGCAGTAACTCCAGATAATAATATTTATGTACTTGATTATATACGAAAGCAGTCTATACCAGTATTAGGAATACCAGGAGAACATAAGCTTGGTATAGTAGATTATATGTTCCAATATGCAAAAAGTTTCAAACCAAGTTTATTTACAGTAGAAGATACTTCTATGAGTAAACCTATCTTTCAAGCGTTAAATTCTGAGATGAGAAGGAGAAATGACTTCTCTGTTGGATATAGGGCAGAAAAGCCAGGAAATAGGATGAGCAAGAGAGATAGGATACAGGAGATATTAGCTCAAAGATTTTCAATAGGGCAGATACATCTGAAGAAGACTCAGTATGATCTGCATAGAGAAATAACAACATTTGGGCCAAGGATGGCTCACGATGATACTATTGATGCTCTTGCCTATGCAGTCAAATTCGCTAATCCTCCGATGGCTGCAGGGCAAGACAAAGAAGGTAATTGGTATAAAAAGAAACCTAAAGCAAGGGATTGGGTAATAGCATAGGAGTAAATTATGAGTAATGGACAATCAGAACGTGGTAAGTACGGAAGTAAATTAGGTGATTATGAAAGATATTTAAAGCAGAAAGAAGTTGAAGCACAAGAGAGGGATGAAAGTCGTCTAAATGAATTGTCTGAACAATATAATATACCTAGAGAATATCTTGATAAATCACTTTTTGATTTTGAGATGAGAGCTTATAAATCACATGGTCTGAGAAGGAATCAAAGTTCTTCATTTATGAAAGAGCCTAAGCTCGGTAGACCTCTGTTTAGATATAGACTTAGTGATCAGCTTCCATTCGAACGTCGGTCATCCTTTTTTCGATCTGGTGATGAAGTTGAACGTGGAAAAGGGGATTGGCTTGATGAAAAAGAAGTGATGGGTACTATAAAACATAATTATGAAATTTCTAGGTCAAGAAGAGATTCTACTGAAGATAAGATCATGAATGGATTCCTTCAGCAAGATAATAAATATAAAATGGGTAAGTAGTGGCAGATATAATCACTACTCAAGATTTATCCGTAGAGGATACAAGTAAACTAAAAACAGGAGATACAAGAAAGAAGTACAATACTTGTCCTCCAGGTAAGAAGAAAGTAGGGAACAAGTGTGTTCCCATAACTAAAAGAAATGGCTAAGAAAAATACAGATACAGTTCCAGCAATGCTAACTCCAGGTGAGTTTGTAATAAAGAAGAAGTCTGCTAAGAAAATAGGATATGATAAACTTAATCAAATGAATAAAACAGGAAAGATTGTATCTAAAAGTAAAAAAAGTAAGGGGAAAAAAATGGCAAAAGCTAAAAAGAAATATCAATTTGGTGGAGTGGTAAAACCACCTATGGTAAAACCACCTGGGCAAAAGGCCTCTCCAGGTGATATGGCATTTGAATTAACAGGAGTTGGTGCTGGAGGATTGAATTCTCAGAGAGCACGTGGTCCAGGTAAACCTGGGCAGAGATCTGCTAGTCCCGCAGGAATGCCAGGATATAAAAAGGGTGGAAAAGTAAAAGCTTCTGGAGGTTATAAGATAGTTGGACAAAGAAAAGGTTATAAAGTAGGAGAATAAGCTAAGGTATTTCTAATGGCTAAGAAGAAAAAAGCAGACCAAATAAGAGAATTATATAATCTGGCTAATAACTGGACACGTAATCAGTGGCAGTATGTAAACCAGAAAGGATATGAGTTTGCTCATGATGAGCAGTTATCCAGTAGTGAAAAGACATCTCTTCAGGAACAGGGAATGCCTACATTTACAATCAATAGGATACTTCCTGTTGTTGAGATGCTTAATTTCTATGCGACTGCTAATAGTCCCAGATGGCAGGCAATTGGAGTTGAGGGTAGTGATGCAGATGTAGCAGCAGTATTTTCAGATCTTTCTGATTATATATGGCATCTTTCGGACGGAGCCACTCTTTATTCAAATGCAATAAATGATGCTATATGTAAAGGGATGGGCTATATAATGGTGACTGTTGATACTGATATGGACAATGGAATGGGAGAAGTTGTTCTCCAGCAGCCAGATCCATTTGATTTATATGTAGATCCTAAGTCTAGGGATATGATGTTTAGGGATGCATCTTTTATTCTAATAAGAAAAGTTCTTCCTAAAAGCCATATAGTAAAGCTTTTCCCTAAATATAAACGCAAGATAATGAAATCTTCTTCTTTAGAAGGAGATATGTCTGTATCTGAAAGATCAATATCAGATAGTGAACAAAAGCTATTCCTTAAAGATGATTCTACTGCAGAGGATATGGGAGTTGATTCAGCTGGAGAACATGAACCTACATTAGAATTGTTTGAGCTTTATGAGAAGATAAAGATTTCTTATGTGAATGTATTCTATAGGATACCTCCTGATAAGGAACAGTTACAAGCTATCCAGCAACAAGTTCAGGTAAAAATGAAGGAAATGGCTGCTGAGATGGAAGTTGGTCTTATGGAACAGCAGAAACAAATGCAGGAAGCAGTTCAAGCAGGGAAGATGATACCCGAAAGGTATGAACTTGAATTAAAGAAAGCTCAGGATATGATGCAGCAGCAATTACAGTCTGCAGAGCAGGAATATATGAGTATGCTTCAGGCTCAGGCTTCTAAAATTGAGAACAGGGTAATATCTGAAAAAGAATATAATATCCTTCTTAAGGATGAGAAGTTTCAGCAGTCTGTTGTAGATAGTGTTCAGTTTTATGGTACCAGAATTAAACAAACTATTACTGTAGGAGATACACTTCTTTATGAGCTTGTATATCCAGAGAATATAACTGATTATCCAGTAGTTCCATTTCATTATAAGTGGACTGGTACTCCGTATCCAGTATCTGCAGTTGCTCCTTTGGTAGGTAAACAAAGGGAGATAAATAAATCACATCAGATAATGGTACATAATGCTTCTTTAGGATCTTCATTAAGATGGCTATATGAAGAAGGTTCTATAGATCCAGAGTTATGGGAGAAGTATTCTTCATCTCCAGGGGCATTATTACCAGTAAGGCCAGGATCTACTCCTCCTACTCCAGTAATGCCAGCACCTTTGTCAAATGCTTTCTTTACCGTTGTTCAGCAGGGAAAAGCAGATATGGAGTATTTAGCAGGTATATATTCTTCAATGCAGGGAGATACTCAGCAACAGCATGAGACATTCAGGGGGATGCTTGCATTGGATGAATATGGAACAAGAAGAATTAAGCAATGGATGAAACATTCCATTGAACCAGCATTAAGACAATTAGGAAAAGTAATTATGCAAATATCTCAATCTGTCTATAGTGCAAATAAAAGATTTAGGATCATACAGCCATCAGCTATTCAGGAACAGCGTGAGCAGGAACTTAATATTCCAATCTATAATGACATGGGACAGGCTATAGGTAAATCTATGGATTATACTGCTGCTAAGTTTGATGTAAGAATAGTTGCTGGTTCTACACTTCCAGTAAATAGGTGGGCATATCTTGCTGAACTAAAGGAACTTTTACAGTTTGGTGTCATAGATGATATTGCAGTTCTTGCTGAAACCGATGTAAGAAATAAAGAGCAGATAGCAAAGAGAAAGAGTTTATATGCTCAATTACAGGGACAGCTTGGACAATTGCAGGAAGCTATGAAAGATAAAGACGGTACAATTGAGACTCTTGAGAGACAACTTGTACAGGCAGGTATCAAAGGCAAGGTTATGCAGGCTGAAATGGAAATTACCAAAAAGAAGGAAGAAGTTAAAGGTGATCTAAAGGATTCTTACCGCTCGACAGAGGCAAAACAAAAACTCTTGCAGAATGTAATGGGTACTCAGGCAGAATCTACTAAGAAAGATATGTCTAGAGAGTTAGGTACCGCAAAGAAGGATTTAGCTAGAGAATTACAGTTTGCACGAAAAGATTTGCAGAATAGTAAGAAGAAAGAATAATCTTAACTGATGTATAGGAGAATAGAATGGAAGAAACAGTAGGCAACCCAGAAGTCGAAATCTCTGAGCAAGAAGCTCAGGATGAGGTTTTTGGCTCCTCTGATAGCTTTTTTGAAGCTATGGAAGACAATGTGAATGGCATGATAGCCGAAGATAACACTGAGGCAACCCGACAGGTAGCTGGCACCCCAGAGGTAACCCAGCA